TGGTATTTCATTATTAATGACTATGGTTTTCAGGTGTTTGAGATTTTGCCTGATTGTGTGAAGCCTAGTGGCATGTTTATTACGGCATCTCTGAAATCTTCGTTGGATGGCGTGCTGTCTTATGTGAGGAATATGTACGTCGGTGTTGATGTGGACGTGAATATCGATAATGCTACGTTTGACATGGATAGTACTATGGTCGGCGTGGTAAAGGTGGTGTTGGTATGATTGGGAGTCATATTGTGAAATGGCATTATTTTAATGTACTTGACGAGTATCTTGGAATATATCAGCAGTTTCGTTGGCGTGAAGCGCCGTGTGATTTTAGCGGTCCGAGTGGGGTTGATTACCAATTCCAGCTGTATTGCGGGCTTTGTGGCAAGTATGACAAGATCGCGGATTTTATCAACTTGGATGACGGTATTGAGTACTGCCGCAATTATGATTTTAGATATTTTTACAGAGATTTTCATGTGTTCTGAGGTGATATAATGGTTGGCATGATTGTTGCCGTCTGTATTCTTTCCTTACTGTTTCTTACGGTGGCGGCTATGGTGTTTTGCGAACTGTCGCGTGATATGCGTGACGTTTTTTGTTTTTTGGTCATGCTCGCTGTGGGCGTGGCTGTTGTGTTGGCTTTCATAGTAGGGGTCTGAGATGGCTTATGATGATATGAGGGTTGCCACGTTCTCGTCTCAATATCGTGGTGGCGATGTCGGACTGTGGTATTGTCATCATTGTCATCGGTACCGGCTTCGTTATACTGTTCAGTTCCGCACTCCAACCGGGTTTAGCGACTTCACGGCATCATGCGCATATGACGCGGCTGATAGTTCCCAGGTTGCGGCCCTCATGTTGGATGCCATCGATATTGCTCGCACACCGCCCTTGGAGAGGAATTAGTCGTGTATTTTCGTGGTTGGGTACATTCGTGGGTGTGCGGCACGTGTCCGGACGCTGACAGTTATTGGCGTTTGCGCGCGTTTTGGGCTGGGAGACGGCATAAGCGGAGCGCCACTGATCCTCCGAAACGTTGCCCTGATCGGCGGTTGTGGGAGATTATGTGGCTGTATGGTGACAGTGATGCTATTGATGAATTGGGGTTTTAGACATGTATAGTATTTTTGTGGCTCTCGCATATTTGAGGGATGCGCGCAAGCCGCCTGTCGAGGTCGGTTATGCTTCGTCGTATAAGGATGCGGCGGATTTGATTAAACGGTGGGCGGCTATCCGCTCTCATACGGAGAATATCAGTTATTTTCGCGTTGAGGAGCGGTATTATGTTTAGGCGTGGCGATGATAGGCGTCCTATTTACCGTATGCGTGATTTCGACGATGCGATCATGGAGAGCAAGCGTGTTGTCCGCGCCACAAAAGGCCATGAGCGTGAACTGAACTTGAAGCGTTTTGACCTGGGGTATGGTGATTTTGAAACGTGCTGCCGTGCCGTCAATATGTTGTGTGAGTTGTGGCGTGAAGCGCCTAGTGAATGGTTTACGCAAGCGGTGATTACTGTATCGCAGATCTGCGGAAGTCTGACCATGGGGGGCGGACTCGCCGCCGTCCTATCCCACACGTCCGACGTTGAATATTTGGACGGTTCCATCAATCCGCCTAACCTGATTGCATGGTGTGCGGTCTGTGCAGTCAAGGGGGCTACGTCGTATGACTGTTGCACGATTTTCGACAGTCAGCAAGCGGAGAATCTGATTGTCGCCGTGTTTAAAAATTTTGACAGACTGGACACGACTCGCTATACTGATAGTGATTTAAAAAAAATCTTACTGCAAGGGAGGTAAAATTGGCACGAACGAAAACCGAAATTTTCCGCACGCGCGTCTATGCCGTGCTCAAGGGCATGGAATTGGTGGATGGCGACTTCATGGAAGCCGAGCACGTTATCGACGGACGCCTTAAGGACGCTCGCGCATATTCGATTCGTGCGAAAAGATTGTTTCCTAATTTCATTCCGCGTTCTATCAACATTTTTTCTCAGAAAGTCTCTATGAATGAGGAAACTTTCTATAAATATGCTACCTTTGAGGAGCCTCAAGAATGGAATCCGGAAGAGCATACAAAAAACCGACACGCCGACATTGAAAATAATGACGGTATGTGATATGAAAGATTTTAGGCATAAGCCTGAAAATAAAATAACAACAATCCAGGAAAGGTTAAACAATGGAAAACAATAATACCGCACTCGTCGCGTTCAACACCGAGAACACCGAACTCGGCACCGTCCAGCACTTCATCGATACCTCGACCCGCGAAGGCAAGATTAAGCTCTACAGTGCATTGCAGAACGCCGAAAAACTTGACGAACACCTCAACGAGCCGCTGAACATGACGAACGCAGTCGCCCAGGCCGTGCAGGTGACCGACGACCAGACGGGCGAAATCTCCAACACCGTGCGCGTCATTATCGTGACCGACGACAACAAAGCGTACGCGGCCACCTCCCCGACCTTGGCGGCCGGACTCAATACCATGTTCGGGATCTTCGGCACGCCGAACACTTGGACGGAACCGCTGTGCATCAAGGTGGTCGAACGCCGCTCCCGCCGTGGTTTCAAGTTTTTCAGCATCGAGCCGGTGGACGAGGAAACCAAGTGAGTTTGCTATAATCACAATGTGAATTCACAATTAGAGCACCCATTTTGGGTGCTCTCGCCGTCTTAAAGGGGTGCGCACTATGTCCCGCAGTCGCAAACAAAGGCACGTCAAGGCACGTCAGGCCGCACGAGCACGTGCCGCCCGCAATATCAAACAGCTTGGCGCTTACTCCCGCTCGAATCTCGCCAAAACCGCGGACAAACAACTAGTCAACATCGCGAAAACCTTGGGTAAGGAGTGGGAGCGGCAGAAGAAACAGGCCATAGCGGAGGCGAAAGCAACCCCATACCACACCACTGCCATCGAAAAGCCGACAAAGAAAGACATCATGTTCGCCCAGCGTACACCCATCACAGACGCGCAAATCCAGGCGGAGCCGGTGGCGAAGCGACGTAAACTCCTGCGACAGCAGCAGCGGAAAATCAATGCGGCACGACGGAAAATCAACGAATGGAACAAGGCTCAGGCCATGCCCGCGAGAAGCGTGTACGACCAGCGCGTGGCTGAAATCACCGGAACCACCGGCGAAGGCTTCGGACGCACTCAGATTATCCCATCGAAGCTCACCGATTTTCTGCAAATGACCAACGTGCTGAGTGATGAAACGTTCGTGCGCTCCCAACTGGAAAACGGGCATCGCAACGAGTTGCGTGAGCAGATCCATGACGCCGCAGAAATATTGGGATTGCGCACCGAACGAAAAAGCAAACCGTCCAAAAAGCGGGGAACAGGCAAACAGACTAAAGAATTGTACGGCGAGCATGATTGGCCGTCCTATATGAGCCGCGGGCGTTATGAGGTGTTCGAGAAGATCTTGGCAACCACGCTCGGCTCGAAACGGTTGAAACGATTCCGCCAACTGTTGGCAGCGCAAAAACGCGCGTTCATCGAACAGACGGACGCCCCGCGCATCGTGTTTGACTGGACGGTATATGATCCAGTACGGCACGGTTTCACTTCGGTGTTCCGTGACAACAGTGAGGGCTATCAGCGATCCCGCAAGCAGTTTGACAGGTGGTTGGCGGAAGCGGGCGCGTTGGAAAAGTAGCGGACGGCAAATAAGGATAGTTATACCATGACCAGGCAAGACAATCGAGTGGGATTGTGGTGTGCGGATAACGTCATACGATTCACGGACGGCACCGCATTGCGTGACGTCACCGCGCCTAACCTCCTTTTGGCGTCCATCATGTCGGGCGGCAAACTCACCATCTATGTGACCGACCCAGACGTTTTAGACTCGTTCATCGCGCACGTCGTACACTCCCTCCCCCATAACGAGCACCACTCCAATTTGAGTTGGGATGCGATAGTGTCGAAAAAGGGCAAGTTCTTCAGCTTTAGCGTGCGTATCGACCGTGAAAATTCCGCACGTTTTTTCGATATTTCCAATCTACTGCGTGAGAATTGCCGTATCACCATGACCGGCACGCAACTGCTCAATATCCTGCGCGAATACGATAGTCGCGACTTGTGCAAGATTACGGCGGGCGGGGCGAGTATGGAGGCGTTCGCGTCCGGCGAGTGGAAATGGTTTTACGACAAATTCCCCCAACTCGAAACCGAAACCAAAAAGTCATTGCATGACGCCTATATCGGCGGTTTCATGTTGGTCAAAGAGGGGGCGTATGGCAAGGCTATCGACGTTGATTGCAATTCCATGTATCCGTCCATATTACGGGATGAGTGGTTGCCGTGGGGCGAACCGGAACCGTACGACGGTGAATACGTCCAAGATGATGATATGCCATTGCATTGTGATGAACTCACGTTTCGTGCGGAACTCAAGCCGGACGGATACCCTTTTCTACTCGATAATCGTAGCGTGTACGGACTGAACCGTCTCACCTCGACACGTGGATACGTCACGCGCGTCTTGACTGACATTGACCAACAATTGCTTTATGAAAACTATGACGTGAGCATATATAGGCATGTCAGGGGGTGGAAATTCCGGCAATCCAAAGGCTATTTCCGTTCGTTCGTGGATGAATGGGGAGACTTGAAACAGAAGGCGACGGGCGAAAAAAGACAAATGGCAAAACTGATCATGAACGCGCTCGTAGGGAAAATGGCGAGTCTACCCAAGGGTTCCGTCATGCTCCCCACCTCCAAAGACGGCATAACATTGGACTGGGACGTCGCCCAGCGCGAGGAATCGAACCTGAAAACCGATTTCCTACCCGTGCCTATTTGGGTCAACGCCTACGCACGCCGCAAACTCATGGACGTGTGCCACGCGAACGCCGATCGGCTATTGTACGCGAATACGGACGGTTGCATCCTGAGCGGTTGGGATCCGGTGGAATCATGCGACATACACCCGACCGAACTAGGAAAATGGAGAATCGCCGCACGATACGAAAAACTGACTATCCTGGGTATGAACCGGTATCAGGGATGGAGGGAAGACGGAGAGGTTGACGTATGCATGGCCGGAAACATGTTCTCGCAGCCTATCCCCTACGAAAAGTTTAGACATGGCGTGCAAGTCATGGACGATTACGGCACAATGGTCATGCTATAATATCCATTGTCTTCTGAGCGTCGATTTTCGACTGGGAGCAACATGGGTCGGACTGCCACGGCTGAAAACGCCGCCGACCCGTGAAAATCACTATCGTGGCGGTAGTGCCCTACGATTTTCAATTCGCGCTCACATAGGACAGTCTTGACCCCGCGTGATTGCGGGGTCGTTTTATTTTCTTACGACATGATATAATTTCTGTGGAACTATTGTCAATCGTTAGGAGTTTGTATGGCAGACCCAGATAATGACGGCGAGGAAACCACTACTCCGCCGCCGACCGAAGAGGAACGGCAGACCGAAACCGTAGATGATGAAGTCAAGCCGAAAGAACCGGAGCCGGAGCCGGATCTGAAGCAGGAGCCGGACGTTTCCGCTCGACTTGACGCGATTGAGAAGGAATTGGCCGGATTGAAGGCCATGTTGGACACGCTCGGATACAATGACCCCGCACCGTCCGACAATGACGGCGACGGAGACAATGACAGCACCGAATCTATCGAAGATTTGTTCGACTAAAATAGTTAGGAGATATATATAATGTCCAATATTCGACCATTGGCGGGCAAGGGTGACGTTGAGATCTTCAACGCCGTCCGAAACGCCACATCCCCGCAGTTCCAGACACGCATTCCATCGGCAACGCAGGGCAATATTAGGAACGCCGTGGACACCATGCGCAATTTCCCCTACCTTCGTGACGAGTTCACCGGCGTGCTCATCCAGCGTCTCATTGGGCTCTATATCCAGCACGCGGATTGGGATGACCCGCTCAAGCTCATCGGCTCCCCGCGCACCTTGAAGCGCTACGGCTCCACCTACGAGCAGGCCGCAGTTGGCCTGGTCAAGGCACGCACCCGTAACTTCAACAAGGAATATTTGGGCGACGATGTGTATGGCCGCTACTCGCTTCCGACTGCAAGCGTGTTCCACCCCCTGACTTTTGACCATTATTATCCGGTCACTATCCCCGAAGACGCTTTGTTGACCGCTTTTGACGGCGAAAGCGGCATGTCGGACTACATTTCTGAGATCATGAACGCGCCTATCCTCTCGGATAGGAATGATATGTATCTCATGAAGACGCAGACCTTCGCGGAATACGCTCGTAAGGGCGGTTTCTACCGTGTGCATACCCCCGATGTTGGTAAGGCCGACTCGACCGAAGCGGACGCAAAGGGACTATTGCGCCTTATCCAGCAGGTGGCGAACGAACTCAAGGCGTCGCCAATGAGCGCCATGCCCCGATATAACGCCATGAGTTGGGTGACGCCATGGCGCGATAGTGAAGCGATCCTCTTCGCCACCCCGCAGGTGATCGCCGCGCTCAACGTCGAAGCATTGGCCGCCGCGTTCAACATTGACAAGGTGAACGTGCCGTATCGTATCATCCCGATACCCGAGGATATGTTTGGCATCGGCGGACAGGGCGGCAAGGTTCAGGCAGTGCTCACCACGGAAGACTTCTTCTTCTGCTGGGATGAAATGCTGGAGACCACGAATTCCCCCGTTAATCCGATTGACGGAACGCGCAACATTTTCTACAAGCATCGTGGCAGCATCACTCCGAACCCGTTCGCGAACGCGATTCTTTTCTGGACGGGCGAAGGCTCCAACGAGTCCGTGACGTTGCCGGATATGCTCACCACCTCCACGCCGGTATTCGAATTGCGCGTGCAGAAGTATGGCCAGCCCGCCATCACTCCGCAGAACGTGTCCCGTGGCGACCTGGTCCAGGTGGTGTCCACCATTACGAGCGCCAACAAGGAAACGGCGACGTTCCAGCCAACCGGCATCAAGTATGCCGTCGAGGGCGCAACCTCCCAGTTCACGACCATTGATAATGACGGGATCCTTCGTTGCGGTTTGGATGAAACCGCCGAAACGCTTAAGGTCACCGCCCAGGCAACCTACATCAATCCGGCCACGCCTGAAATCGACCAGACCGTCTCCGCCGCACTATCCGTGCCGGTCGTCGGCACTTGGCTTGGCGGCTGGAAGACCGGCGCCATCGAGTCCGTTGAGATTCAGGGCGGAAAGCCGGTCAAGGCGAACAGCAATGTGGTTCTTAAGGCGATCGCCACCAAGACGGACGGCAACACCGCGGACGTGACCAATCTCGCCACGTGGACGGTGGACGCCCACGCGACCATCACCCCCAACGGAGTGCTGACCGGAACCACAGCGGGCACCGCCAACGTCACTGTGAAGTTTGCGGAAGCCACTGGAACGGCAAAGGTCACCGTCACCGCATAGCGATGATAACCAACCGCTAAAATAGGTGTGGATAGACTTTATCCACACCTATTATTTTTTTTTAGGAGGGTTTATGAGCGCGAACGATCTGCCAATTAATTTCAGCTATGCGAAATGGACACCGAACACCAGATTCAAACTCTGTAACGTGCCGTGGGACATGGGCTACAGGGATATAGTCAGATGGAGCGAGCAAGCTCAAAGAGATTATTTCGACCGATTGGACGGTATCGAGTTCACCGACTGCACCATGGCGAAATATGGCCTTCCGGTACGACTACCGGTTCCGTTCGCCCAAGCGTGCCAATATAATTATCTGATCGCGACGAACGACTACGATTTCGACACCCCACGCAGTTGGTATTATTTCATCCAGACATGCGACTACGTGAACGCCAACACCACACAGCTCAATATCCAATTGGATGTGTGGCAGTCATTCCAGCACGACATTAAATTGGGCAACGCCTACGTAGAGCGCGGCCATGTGGGCATTGCGAACGAGAACGCCTGGAAAGACTACGGCAAAACATATCTCGACCTGCCGGAAGGACTCGATACCGGCAAATGCACCGTACTCACCAACGAAGCCTGGAAACCACTCATGGATATTGGCGCGCATGATGGCGTGAAATATACATCCTACGGGCTGATCATCGTAAGCACCACCGATCTGGAAGCCGATACGGGCACCAAGGATAATCCGGTGGTCAACACCGCCACGGGTAGCGCGTTCGAGAGTCAGCTTAATGGCACATCCATGTACTATTTGGATACGCCCGCCGATATTGTCACATTCTTCACCGAAGGCATGACGGCGCCATGGGTCACTCAGGGAATTTGCGGCATCTACGCCGTACCCCATTTGCCGCAAGCGTTGTTGGACGGACAGCCGAAAAAGACGGAACTTTTCGGACATTCTGTCGGTTTTATTGGCAATTGTTGGGAACTACGCAAGAGAAACGACAATAGCAACGCCCGCTATACGGACATTATCAATCTCAAAAACTTCCGCGATACTTTCCAGTTGCCGGAACGCTACAAGTATCTGAAAAAGTTCCTTACAGCGCCATATGCCTATATCGAATGCTCGTGCCTGAACGGCACCGTGATAACCTATGAGCCGGAACAGATTCCAAGCGCTGACCTGATTATCCGTGAAGCGTGGAATTACGCGCCACCGTCTCCGCGCCTGAATTTCTACGCGCGCGGATATCATGCGGGAAACTTGGGTGAACGTCAACCATTGACGGACGGCAAAGGGTTGCCTATCGATACGGGCGAAATGCTCAACGCGTCCTTTGGCATCACGAATTTCCCTACCTTCATGGCCGTCAACAACGGCTCAGCTTTGGCGCTTGCGAACAGCGCGTACACGCGCCAATACGCACAGCAGAGCGCGGATTGGAGTTTCCAGAAAACCCAGATGGGCATCAACAACGCCTCCGCTCAAGCACAACTCGGCACACAGTACGCGAGTGAGCAAAACAAGCTCGGCACGTCGAACCGCAACGCCATGAACGCGATCAGCAACCAGAGCGCGCAAATGAGTACCGACTTGACGTTGAAGAATCTCGGATTCAATAATCAGATGGCGCAGATCAACACCATCGGCAGTGGCGTGGCGAACGCGGTCGGTTCCGCAGCCACGGGCAATATTGGCGGTGTGGCCGGAGCCATCGCAGGCACCGCTATCGGCGCATGGACAAACCAAATGACTTACAACAGCAACGTGTCAAGCGCGAACCAGCAATTGGCGAACACGCAAACCACCAACAACGCTTCAACGTCGCAGGCCAACGCCTACAGTCTCGCGCAAACCAACTTGTCCAACCAGCAGACCATGCAGCTCGCGGATATGAACCGGCAACTCGCGCAGGCCACCGCGCAAGGCGATTACGAGAACACGATCGCCGGCATCAACGCACAAGTGCAACAGACGCAAACAGTACCTCCCACCACGTCGGGCGCATTGGGCGGTGACGCTTTCAACCTTGCGAACGGTTTGATTGGCGTCCTGGTACGTTTCCGGCAGATTCCCCCAGCCGCCATGCGCTCCATTGGCGAAGTATGGCTACGATACGGCTATTACGTGCAAAGGTTTATGAAACTTCCGGCAAACCTTATGGCCATGAGTAATTTCACGTACTGGAAACTGCACGAACTCTATGTACGTTCGAGCACGTGCCCCGAAGAATACCGGCTTACAGTGAAGGGAATTTTTGAATCGGGCGTGACGGTATGGACCGACCCCGATAAAATCGGCGTCACCGATTATGCGGACAATACGCCACTATCCGGTATCGCATACTAGATATAATGGAGAGAGTCAAGAAAACTCTCTCCATTATTTATAGGACGGTGACCATGAGCAAGCGCAACAACGCGCGCAAGGCCGCGCACTGGGACAACCAGAGCGTGCTCGGCTCCATGTGGGGCAATTTGAACCTACCTGAAATGCGCCAATCATTGCGCATCAATCAGTATATGAAGCTGATTGAGATGCTGGCAGTATCACGTTTCAAATGGATTAACCTTCCTCCCTACATTGATGAAAGATATTTGGAACTGACTCTTTTTGAGAACGGTTTGGCGCTCTTTTTCCCCGACAAACGCAAGGGGGTGCACCGTTTCATGGTCACGTCGGGTAATATCGGCGGAGTCAACAATTATAATAATCCGACGTCTTTTCAGCCGGTGGCCACGAACTACTCGCACCCGCAAATCGGCTCGAAGGAGTGCGTGCCGATCTGGGATAACCAGTTGCGGTGCACCATGATTGACGTCATGTGGAATTATGCCACGCGACTGGCGATCGCCGACCGCGCTTTGGACGTGAATTTGGACAATATTTCGGTTCCGTTGATTATCGCCACGTCCGAAACCAACAAACTCACCGCCCAAAATTTGATGAAGGCGCGTGAGGACGGCGACCCGTACATTTATACGTACGACTCGGCGGATATCACCGGCATGTTCCAGACGTTCCCGAACGTCACCCCATTTCTTGCGGATAAGATCATCACCACGAAAACCCAGATCTGGAACGAACTCGTCAACTACTTGGGTATCGACAATAGCACCACGGAGAAGAAGGAGCGTTTGCTTGAGTCGGAAGTGACGGCGGGCAATTCTCGTACGAACGTTTTCCGCCTGAGCTACTTGAAGGCGCGTCAGCAGGCGTGCGATACGATCAACCGGTTGTGGCCGCAAATGGCCGACTCCGGATATCCCATCGGCATCGAGTGGAACGACACCACTTCAGGCGGACTCCTGGACGTTGACGGGAACAAGGAAGAGGAATAAATATGGTGCAAGACTTGAGCATGTATGCGGTTAAAGACAGCATGTCCGACTACACGCTGACCCTTGGCAATCTGATAGACAGAGGGTTTAACACGGACGAAAAACTGCATTTAAGTTCGCAATATTATCCGATTTTCGACGAAAACTATAGGGCGAAATTGAACGAGAAAATCGTGGCACACTACGCATTGCGTGAAATCGGTTCGGAAACGCCGCAAATGTTCGTATTTTATTTGGGGCGTACCATGCGGGAGCAGATGGACTATTTCAACCAACTCTATATGTCCGCGCAACGCGAGTTTGACCCGTTCATCACGTCCGACATTCGACAGGAAATGGACTCTACCAGTGTTAACGAGTCCAGCGGAAAATCGAGCGGCACACAGTCGAACGAGTCCACGGCTAACAGCACGTCCGACACCACCGCCGACAATTCCAGCATGACGTTCAACAGCGAGTTCCCGCAAACCCGTATCGACGATTTTCGCAAGTACGCCACCACCGCAAGCCAGACGGACTCGACCGGCAACACGCATACGGCAACCCAGCAGGACAGCACCGCCACCGCGTCCAGTACCAGCAATACGGATTACGCACACTCGTCGGACAAGGGCAACAGCACGTCGCATACGCTCGGCACCAGTGGGTCGCAGTCCCAGCTCTTGCAGGACTGGCGCAATACCATGCTCAATATTGACATGATGGTCATCAACTCGCTCGAAGACCTCTTTTTAGGGATGTGGGGCAGTGGCGACAACATGACCAACGTGCCGCAACTCTACTCTACAAGTCTCGCCTATAACCTAGGCCATTAGAGTATACTAAAGGTTGACAGTTAGGAGGATTTATGGACGGACTAAACCTATGCGCCGCCCCCTTGGATATCGACCCGCGACAACGGTATTTCACCACGGTCCAGCCGTTTTCATACCGTGATACGTTGACAGTGCTCGGCTACGTGCAGGAAGTGGCCGGACATGTGGACGAACTGCGCGAGCAATTGGATAATCTCGCCAAGGACGAGAACGCGGACGTTGAAGCCATCAAGCAGCTGATAGCCGGTTTCAACGAGCAGTTCGAGCGCATCAATGAAACTTTGTATGACTTGGAAAGGCAGGTCGGACAATACGAAGACAGTGCCCTTGCCTATAATCCGACACGTGGCAAGTACGAGGACTCGAAAAACACGAATCGAGACATATACCGTGAATTGGCTGTGTTCGGCGCGCGGGCTGATCAGATGGCCACCGTAACCACGGCGCAGGCGGCACAGCATGATTGCATCACTTGGGCGGTGTTAGGCAATCGTGAGATTTTCGGCAACCCGGATCCGAGGGTAACGCCCCGACCTCAGAATCAGCCGCCGACACCGCCACCGCCACCGAAATCACCGGAAAAAGGATATATTCCAGTCGACGGAGTCACATCACCGGGAACGATAGTCACGGACGGGGTGACCGATTTTTACTCTTGCGATAACTGCATCTACATCAGGGAGGAAGAAAAATGAATGAAAATGACGAAACCCGCGACATGTACGGGCGCACCACAACCTATAGCCTGCCCCTCTACACCGATGATACCCCGACCGATCTGCGCGACGGATATAATCGGGCAATGGTGATGATCGACCGACTCATGCACCAGCTCGAGACCCTCATCCGTGAAACCAAGGGAGCCAACCAATGAGCACCGTCTACGACAAAACCGATAATTACGGGCTGAACCTTTACGGAGATGCCGACCCCGCCGATCTGCGTGACGGGTATAACGGTTCCATGCGCACTATCGATACGACTCTCGAAACGCACCTCAATCGCATCGAGGGTGTGGAGTCGCGGGAAACGCACGACGAGGGAGTGGTCAAGGCGCTGCTTGGTGATAATACGGTTGATAATGCCACCGCCGCGAAAACCAAGTGGGATAAGGCCGGTACCGACGCCACAGCCGCCGCCGCAGCGGCCACCGCCGCCGCAGGTAAGGCAGACAACAATAGCGCCATTCTCGCCGCGCTCGGCGCGGACACCGCCGCGCACGCCACCGACGCGAAAACCAAGTGGGATAAGGCGGGAGTGGACGCCACCGACGCGATCGGCAAAGCCGACTCTAACAAAACCATCCTCACCGCGCTAGGGGCCGACACCACCGCGCACGCCACCGCAAATAAAACAAAATGGGATAAAAACACTACGGATATCACCACACTATCCACCTTGGTGGGCAATAATTCCTCGCAGATTGCGCATATTCTGGAAAAACTGGGGCAAGCGCAGTATGAGGATGGTTATCTCGTGACGTTTGGCGACTCGTATGCGGATAATACGCGCGAACGCACTTGGTCATACCAATTGTCTACCATGTTTCCGGGACTGCAGTGGAAAAACTATGCGAAATCGGGCGCGGGGTTCAACGTGTCCGGTATTCCGACGTTTGCTCAGCAGGTTGCTAATTGCGTAGCTGATACCAGTGTGGACAACGCTAAAGTCAAGGTTGCCGTGTGCGCTGGTGGACGTAACGACATTTTGGACTACATGACGGCAAAGGCCAAAGCGGCAGAATGCGCTACCGCAATGCGTACGGCATTCCCAAACGCCATTATCGTAATAGCTCCAATGCTTTACGATTCGGCAACGTTGTCAGAAAGCAGTATGCAGAAATACCGGGGACTGTATGCTAGCTCGTACTCCGTCGCTCGTAGCGATTCCAAAATGATTGTCGTAGATAATGCTTATGTGTGGTGCAAAGGTCTCCCCGGATTGTTCCCATCCGGTGACATCCATCCCAACGAAGACGGTGCGAAGACCATCGCCAAATACCTCTATACTGCGTGTCGAGACTGCTATCGCGGACGCCAAGAATACTTCATTGGTAACCTCGGCGATATGACTGTCGAGTTCAGACTGCAAAACGGCATTATCGTAGCGGATGGCCAAGGGCAAATTACAATCATCGGAGAAGGCCGCGGCAGTGAATTGGCGCCATGGACGTATCCTCGTCACAGAATTTGGCCATGGATAGTAACAGGCGGCAACAAGACACAGCCGACACTTGCCTTCATCGATATAAACGGGGAGTGGGGAGTGTTCAACCCGGCCCCCTCCATGCAAGGCAACTCAAGCTTCATGGCGACCTACTCCGCCTGACAGTTTCCCCACACTAATCACACAGCCATGCCGTATAATTACGGCATGGCTATTACTTTTGATGATTGGATCAAGCAGACTCAAGGCCGGTTTTGGGATATGGATGGCGCATACGGCGGGCAATGCTGGGACTTGTGGGCTAAATACAGTATGGATATGTACGGTATGAGTATCCAGGATTGCATCACCCCCACCGGTTATGCGGGCGGCTTGTACACTTCATATCCGGTGTCCGCACGGTGCGAACAAGTGTACGAACGTATTCCTGCGGACGGATACTCGCCCGTGGCGGGAGACGTGGCAATATGGGGATATGGCACGTATACTCCCTATACGCACGTGGCGATAGTCGCCGGTGATGGCGTGAAAGACGAGCAGATCTATGTTATCACGCAGAACCCCGACGCCAGCGCGTTGAAATGGTTCCCCACCATTGGACTCTTAGGCTACTTGCATCCCCGTACCATGCCGAAACCGGACGCCAATAATCCGACCGGCAACAACAATCAGGGCAACCCCGACACGTCACGCGGGGGAGCGTGGATACATTGGCAGGGCGACAACCTCTACTTGCACGAGACCGACAATGCCGGGACGCGGACACGCATCTTTTACCGTACTACGGCCAATAATTTTTCGGAAAAATCGTCGCAATCCCAGCCGTCCGACTCGCAAGGACAGGGGCACCCGTCCAGCTCGGTCAGTACGGAAAACTCGTACGCGCTCTATGTGGTCGGGACCGTGGAGTCCGGTTTGCGCTGGGATGCAGTCGAGGCCGCAAATTTGCAAGGTATCGGCATTGCGCAATGGAGTTTCGAGCGCCGCCTGCAAGTGCTCAACGCGATGGAAACCGCCGATCCAACCGGATATGAGGCGTTCAGAACCGCCGCGCCTGAAATAGCCGCGCTCATGGAGTCGGGCGGCACGTTCAAACGTTCACTCACCCCGGCGGAGGCGGCCGCATTCCGCACGTGGGCGGCACGAAACGAGTCGAAAGAGGGGCAGCGCAAACAGTTCGCGGAAGACTATGCGGGCTATCCTAAACAGTACGCCGACGCGAAAATGCAGATTCTTTGGGTTACGGCATACCACCAGTCACCGGCGAATGCCTTGAAGGTGCCGAAGGCGTCGAACCTGGCACAGCTGAAAAGCAACATTCTCGCCACATATCCGTTCGGCCCGTACACGAATCGATACAATCAGGCATATTCGTTGCTGAGTGTGTGGGATGGAAAGTCTAATCCTCCCGCGTTCTAAAGTGTGGTATACTTGATAGTGGCGGTGGTTATGTGATGACCTTTCCCTTGGACGGCCGCCAGATGATAGGTGGTGGAGGGGCGTGCGAGTCATGGCGCACGCCACTCCACTAGTTTTAGGAGGGTTGCAAGCATGACATTGCAGACGCTCGACGAGGGCGATTATTACGATCTGCATAATCTGTTGACGCGAAACGCCCCGTGGAATTTCATAATCGGCGCACGCGGCCTGGGCAAGACGTTCGCCGCGAAACGGTATGGCATCAAAGAATATCTCAAGCACGGCCACGAGTTCATTTATCTACGCCGCACGGATGTGGAACAGCACCGCAAGGAAACGTTTTTCAAGGACATTCAAGAGTTCTTTCCATCGTACGAGTTTCGAGTCAACGGCGAAAAGGGACAGATCCATAAAGCGTCATGGGATGAAAAGGATTGGCGGACATGCTGTTATTTCGTCGCCCTCTCTCAAGCGGGCGGATTGAAATCAGTCGCCTACCCTAAAGTGCACTTGATTATCTTCGACGAGATCTTCCCCGACAATCTACGCTTTCTGAGCAACGAAGTGAACAGTTTCAGCGAGTTTTACAATACGGTTGACCGTTGGCAGGATAGAACAAAAGTTCTATTCCTGTCGAACGCTGTTCAAAAAGCCAATCCGTATTTCGCCAAATACCGACTTGACATTGGAGCGCAACAGCAAAACCAACAACAATACAAGCTATATTGTGGTGGCTTCGTCTGCTTGGAATTGGCCGACTATGGAGGCTTTTCCGCGAAAGTCGCACAATCCAATTTCGGCAAATTCCTTGAGCAATACGACAGCGATTACGCAGATTACGCGATCAGAAACAAATTCCGCGATGAATCGGACACATTGCTAGCGCCAATCCCCAGCGATGGCGAACTGTCATACGTGCTGGACACTACCGACTACGCGCGGTTCGGCGTATGGGTTTCCGTATCCGAACGCGACGGACATGTTTCACAATATGTTTCACGACGCATACCCAAAGACAACAATCGCCCCGTCTACACGCTCGACCCGAACCACGTTGACGAAAAAACATGGTACGTCAAAAAGTCAGATGATATCATAAGGCGACTCACCACCGGCTACCGACTTGGCAAAATACGGTTCGACGACTCACAAGTAAAAGCCGACTTTGGTTTGATCATAGGAGAATTACTAGGAAAGTAAGGAGATAATTAATGACAATGACGACAACGGACGTATGGTGTGTGATCGCAGTAGTCTTTTTTGTCATTGTGGATTACGTCACCGGTATCGCAAAAGCCATACTCAACAACACGCTGAGCTCACAGAAAATGCGGCAAGGATTATGGCACAAGTTCGCCTATCTCATGCTCACCTTGGTAGCCTATTTTGTGGACATGATCAATCTGCATGTTGACTTGGGACTTCCGGTCAGCGTGTTCGTATGCACCGTAGGCGGCATCAGCCTCATCGAACTCACCTCAATCCTGGAAAACATCACCGCCATCAACCCCGAATTGGCGGACGCACCGTTTATGAGCGTATTCGCAAACACCAATACCCCCAAACATAGGAAGGAAAACTAACATGAATATCCAGGAATGGATGAACAACGTTAACGGCAAAATCATCGACATGGACGGCGCATACGGCGGGCAATGCTGGGACTTATGGAGCAACTACGCCCGCAACGTATACGGCATTCCAGCCGCCGACACCAACACCGTAGACGGATACGCCGCAAGCGTCTACACTGCACGATACGACCGCTCCCACGCTCTACAGGACACATTCAGCCGAGAGGGTGCCAACTATACGCCGGTTTACGGTGACGTGGCCTTCTGGAACGGCAACGGCATGAACCACGTAGCGATTGTGGTACGAGACAACGGCAACGGCACCCTGGAAACCATGTCACAGAACCCAAACAAAGCCGGATACATCAATATCAGCAAAAACGGCATCATAGGATATTTCCATCCGCGTAATCGAGAGGGCGACAACAATATCACCGCACGCGCCTATCGAGTCAACGTACCAGTGCTCAACGTACGCTCGGCACCAAGTATCCACAGTCAAGTCGTGGCGCAATACCGCAAAGGACAGACGGTAAACCTCATGAGCGGCACCACGATCGCAGACGGATACATCTGGGCACACTACATAGGCTATTCAGGCAAAACCCGATACATCGCACTCGCACCAGCCGACAAATCCGCATGGTATCTCGTAATCGCCTAAATCGACAACATAAAATAAGCCCCTAGGCTCATCACCTAGGGGCTTTACTATTACCACGTCCGAGCAAACGATTCCAAGTCTTCAGCAGAAAACAGAAGCAAATCATCATCCGTCTCATAAGGCAAAAGGAATTGATACGAATCATACAAAGCCACGCCATAATCGTCAACGGCCTGATCGCGATCAATCGAACTCGTAACACCATCCTTGACACCATGAAGCGTCACAGACGGGTCATCCCACAAAGTGGCCAGCAGTTCATTCTTTTCCCTGAGAGTCATATTTGAAACCAT